CCGTCTGTCCGTAATGAAGTTAGGGCTGGTGGAGATGAACTACCAAAAGGTATTCGTAAAAGAAAGGAGGTAGTTACCGAGTGGGTTTAGAAATTTGTTTCACCATAATTGGTTTTTTATGGGTTTGGTTATGGTTGACTAAATGGTGGTGTGAGTGGTGGAATCACCCTCATAACATAAGTCGGGATTTTCTTTTACCGAAGGCAAAGGTCACTAAACAACCGAAGGTTGTAAAGAAGGAGGAGGCTAAATCTAATAAATGGGATTGGAAAGAATATAGGAGGCACAGTCATGATACATCTTTCATAGATGCGTCAATGTGGCTTTCTATGGGAGATGATTAATAAAGGTGTTTGGTATATTCATAAGTCAATGGGTGCTAACAACCGGCGGATTCGTCGTTTAATTGTAGATTTACTTTGGGAGAACGGTCCAATGACTAAAGAGCGAATGGCTGACCTTCTATCGCAACATAGAAGTGTTAAAGTAATTCCTTCGCCCCATACACTTTCTGCTTTACTATCCAAAAATACACAAGTAATAATTGTAGGTTCAGAAAAGATTGAGAACATAGTAGGAGTTAAATCAGCACACGCAATTTATGATATTGATAGAGAACTAATAAAAAGTACCGAGGATATTATTTTTACTAGAAGTCCAAGTGTAGCAACTCCGAAAGAAAAACAACGAATGGTGAAGTGTGATGTTTGCGGAAGAAATCGAGTTTTCCCCAAAGGGGCAGAAAAATGCCTACATTGTATTAGAAGCGAATGACCTTACGGACCCGCTACCAACAACTTTATATTCTTACAATGAGAGTATAAATTGTAGGAGTGATAGACCGATGACTTTGTTGAGAGCCAAGTGTGTTAAGCACGTTGAATGGGAAATTCTGAATATGCTGATAGGCGATGATGAAGATAGTCATTATACGAGTACAACAGAAATGGCTCTTGATGGTTTAGTACCAAGAGGAGATGAAGTTGCGGTTAAACGGTATAACGCGGCACTAAAAAACATTAAGGATATTTTGAGAGGTATGCGCGAAAAGCGAGTTAAGCATTTACCAAAAGAACACCACGCGGCAGGTGATGAATAATGGTTAGGGGAGGAAAATTACAACATGGTTTCGGAATACGACACAAGAATTTTCGTGACCGTTGTTATGATTATGTTCGTGAGAACGGCCCTTGTACTGCCCATCAAATGTATTCAGAAGTTAGAACCGTGAAGGGTGCTATACCTAAGTGTATGCCCCGTTCCCCACTTTCTCTTACACAAATGTTGCGGCGTGACTCGCGTTTTTATTCGGATAGCACTATTAAGGTTATGAATTACACAGGAAACAGTAAGGTTGTAAGACAAGTATGGAGCATACATGAGGAGGAGGAATAATGGCGAGAGGTAGAAAGTTAGAACATGGTTTCGGCCTACGTCATGAAAAGTACCGTAACCAATGTTATGCGTACATCAAAGAAAACGGCCCTTCAACTACTAATACTATGTATGAGTCGGTTAGAAATGCTAGGGGAAACCCGTACCGTCTTATGCCTAGTTCAGTTGAATCTTTGCATCAGTTACTAAGAAGGGATAAAAGATTTTATTCTGATAGTAAAGTTAATGCGCGGGATTTTACCGGCGGAAAGGCAGAATATATGTTATGGAAAATAAAGGAGAGAGAACAATGACTGAAATATGGTCCCAAAAGCATAGGCCCACCACATTGAACGATGTGATAGGTCGTGATGATATTGTAGCGCAATTCAAGAGCGTCGATGAGAACGGCTTGATTGAAACAAAATTACAGAACTGTTTATTCCACTCTCAAGAGGCGGGTACAGGAAAGACTACTATTGCTCGCGCTTTGGCTAATGACCTCGGTTATCAACTTCATGTGTTTAATGCTTCAACAAAGAAAGAAAGGGGTATTGGGTTCATCGAAGAAGAACTAATCCCTAGAACTAGGACTGGTAATCACAAGCAAATTTTCTTACTTGATGAGGCAGACCAATTGACTGATGCGGCACAATCCGCTCTCAAGGGAGTTATGGAAAATGCTCATGGTTATTTCATATTGACTTGTAATAACTTGTCTAAGGTTTCCCCTTGGCTACAATCCCGATGTAAAGTAATACATTTCCCTCCATATACAATAGGGGCCATACATGAGATATTACATAAAGTGTCGGGAGAGGAACATCTCACGTTCAGCCTCTTTGGCGGTGGAAACGGTAATGATGTAATAACTAAGATAGCCGAGAATATTCTTGATGCTAGGGCGGCGATAAACTTCTTACAAGGTTACGCTAACTATGGAGATAATAATAGACACAAGTTCCTAGCATCTTTGAATACTCCCGATGTGGACTACGCTAAGTTCCTTCGTGTAGCAGTACGAGAGAAGTCTTTTGATGGGGCATTGAAGATTATCAAGGGTCAACGATTGAAAGAAACCTTACGCGGCATCTTTGATTATGTGATAGAATCCGATGCAAAACAAGAGTCAAAACTAACAATTATTCACGCTCTAATTGAGGCAGAACGTGACCTTATATCCGGCGTTTCACCGGAACTTATTCGCGCCAACTTTGTACGAAGTTGCATCCCAAACCAAGCATTGAGGGGTGAAGCGTGAACTTTATATGCTTAAACGAACAAGGATAAATTACCCGAAAGGAGATATGAAAGACATGGTATTGAATGACGAAATGATGAAGAACGTGGCGGCGAACGTAGGTGTTGAAGTGTCCACTCTAAGAGTACGAGCAGAAACCGTACTTGATGAACAGGGACCAGCATGGCGTAACGCTGGAAAGAATGACGAGGAATGTGGAGTGTTTGCTCTACGAGTTGCGGCTAGACAATTAGCATCCGAGAGTGCTAAATTAAAGAGAAGCGGTGCTGAATCCCTAAAAGGTATGTTTATTAGTGTACCTAGATACAAAGATTGGGGTCAATTGCTATACCGTAAGATGGACTCAACTCTAAAGATGGCTGATGAAGATGCTCGCGAATCTCTAGTAACTCAAGGTAAAGTAGTAATCTTTACTGATAACTACGATGGTACTTACACCCGCGCTATTAATCCATCCTTAAGAAACAAGGTTGCTTTTGAAGCGGATTACGATGAAGATTCAGTGACCGAATTGCCGAAGAACTACAAGCAGTTGGATGAATCTACTTACTACTACATAGTATGGGATAGTAAGTCTCCGACATTCCCATCCGGTGATGCTAACTTCAAGTATGGTGCGCCTAGACCTACTAAGGAATTAGAGCGAACTATGATTTTTGCTACTGCTGACGGACCTGTAACAATCAAGGCTTCCGGCGCGATTGCCGAAGATGCTCCCCCTACCTTTGTGCCGTGTACTTATGCGGTTCGTATGGGTCGCAACGGAGTTGGCTATGCTAAGGCTGGAGTATCAGTATTCAATCGTGATGATTCACTAGCATCTGAATTCCCTCTACCTCCCTTCCGTAGTGAAGATGGTGGTCTAATGGGTAGTATGCTTGGTGATGACCTATTGAAGAATCTTGATGCTATCGGTCCTTTCTATGAGGCTAATCATGGTACTGACGGATGGTGGGATAGACTCATTGGTGTACTTACAGAAGTTATTAGCATTGAACCCCGCGATAATGGTGGCTTCAACCTAGTAGTTGCTGACTTAGATATTACTTCAATGGCTCCAGTAGTGGACATCTATATCCCTGCTTCTCAAGAAAGCATGATTGATTTCGCAGTTGGTACTAAGGTTCTTGTGATTGCACAACCTTGGAAAACCAAAGAAGAAGAATACCGACTATCTGTAAATGGTTGGTGGGCCTTCGATGCGATTGCTCCAATGGCTGACGTACCAGTAGATGTTGAGGATGACGGGTGGGAAGCATGAGTTGGGGTCAATCCGCAACTGCGGCTCCTACCGCTACTCCTAATCCGACCATAAAGACGGCTTACGATGCAGACTATTACAATGCTTTGTTTGATAACAACCAAGCAAAGTATAGACCTGTTCGTATGGCTCTTGTTGGTCGCGAGAATACTGCTAAGACTGGACTCGCTCTTGACCTACTTAGGCCGGAGATTGAGGCTGGAAAGAAAGTGGCTATCTTCGATGTGGACAATTCCGCCAAGCAGACAGTTGATTATCTGTACCCTAACATGGACAATATCATAGTTCTACCTCTCTTCGATGAGTTAGATGACTCTATCTTCAATGAGGATAATTCCGTGAACTATACTGCTCTTATTGATAAGGTATCTTGGTTCACTAATATCGTAGCAGAGCGTGTTAAGGCTGGAGAAGAATATGCTGGTATCATCTTTGATGGCGGCTCTACTTTCCTTAAGTGGTGCGAACAGGCTATGACTTATGTATTGCAGAATCGCTCTAAGAATCCGGTCAACCCCGAAGATGGAGATAGATTCAACCAAGCAGAATGGCGTATTCGTAACAAACTGTTCCGAGATACTATTCAGCGTATTCACGGATTAGATGTACCGAAGGTATTCTTCACATTCCACTTGAAGGCAATTCAAGAGTATGTAGATAACGGCTCCGGTGGTAAAGTCCTCATGAGTGTTGGCGAACGCCCCGAATGGGAGAAGGGAACTATGCGTTGTTTCTCGCAACAAATATTCCTAACTCGTTACATGAAGAAGGCTGACCCTGCGGCTGGTGTTAAGGGCGATAAATCCTTAGCCGATGGTGAATGGGCGGTAAAGGCAATCATTGAAGAAATGAAAGGTCACAACATGGAACATCTAGGTGAGACTCATACTATTCTATCTGTTAAAGACGGTAAAGTAAATTGGACAGGACTACCTTTCTTGAATTGGGAGTGATTACATGAATATTAGGAACGATGCGCTAACTAGGCTTCTTACGCTAACTAAGCGACCACAAACGGTTGCAGGTAAGAAACAAGACCAAGTAGAATCTACTCTACTTCGTTTCACTGGTAATCGTGCCGAGACAATCAACATAGTGCGTGATGGGGTTACTTCCCTTTCGCGTTTCTCTACACCTAATGAAGCGGAACACAATCATGGAAATATACCAATCGCGTCTATTGACGCGGTACTAGGGATTCTACCTTACCACGGCACAGAAGTATCTTTGTCTTGGTCCGATGATAAATTACAAATACAATCAAGGAATAAGAAAACTACACTTATTAGTAGTCTAAATGCTCCCGCTTTTGGTAACTGCCCCGATGCTATATCTGTTTGGGCCGAGAAAAGCCTTGTTAGGTATCGACAATTAAAGTGGGAAGATGGTAGTTATTTAATTAGCACTAACGATGAATGGATGAAACCTTATCTGTCCATAACTCTCGATTGTTCTGAACTACATGAGGCTCTACGATGTGATGCTATTAATGGACAGAAAACCAACAGGTTCTCGTTCTATCACGATGCCGATTACGTTAATGTAAAGGTAGGTTCTGAACTAAAGGGTGCTACTGAAACTAACTTTTCTCTACCGGAACAAATGATGGAAGAAGGTGGGGTTACTATTGAAGGTGGTATCGATTCGGTACTCAAACACTATTCGGGAGATGTTACATTACATTTCCTAGATTTCAGTGAATACGGACAAGGAACCCGTATTCTTTTCAGCCTCCCCGATGGAGACTTGGTATTCCAAGTAGGATTATTGGAGTGATTAAAAATGAAAGCAGAAATATTATTGATAGACGACGAAGGAAATAGGACTAGCATTACCATTCATCCCGAAGATGGGTCGGTTGCACAGTCTTTGGGCGATTGGGCTTTTAGTGGTAGAATAGTAAAACTTACTAAGGAATACCGTGATGAACAATGGCTTAGGAACGCATATTTAGTTGAGGGTAGGTCTATGGCCGACATCGCTTCTGAACAGGGTATTACACCTATGGCGGTTCGTGACTGGTTGTTAAAGTTCGGCATTGAGACAAGAGCGAGAGGTCGAAGAAAGGAATAAGTATTTTTTCGCGGTTTGCCCAAGTAATAACGGATTAATGAGGGTCATTCTCTCCCGCTTCGTGCGGGATGGGCAGGGGGTCTATCCTCCGCTCCCGCCGTTCCCGCTTAAAAAATATTGGGGGGATTTGTATGGCTGGCTCTTGTAAGAAGTGTAAGCGTTGGGCGGTAGTCCATCCTGTACATCGTCTTTGTTACAAGTGTTTCAAGAACAGTTATATTCCTACGCAATCAAGAGATAAATGGTGGATGCGATGATAGTCGAACAAGGTAAAGGAAGAGAAGTAATCATCCGTTATAGGGATGAGAACAACGCTCGACAAGTTATCAAGGACAATGACCACTGGCCTTATGTTTTTGTAACCGAGGAATCTTCAAAGTGGATTCAAGCAGTTAGAAAGAAATCCGGCTACAAAGGTTTGTACGGAGAAGATTTGGCTAAGATAACAGTATCGCACCCCGACCAATTACGGCGTATTAAAGAAATAGGGCCGACTTGGGAAGGCAACATACCGTTTGTTAATCGCGTACTTACTGATAGAATAAACGAAGGTTTACCTCCTATACCAAACTACAATCATCGTGTTTGGTATATGGATTGTGAATGGTCGCCGGACACAAGCGAGATGAGAATTATTGTAGTATATGATTCCTATACCGAGAAAGAATACGTTTGGTTTATCCATCCCGATTATGAGGCTGGAAAATATAACAAGGTGGGAGATTATGAATACGAAACTCATGCTATGTGCTTCGCTGATGAAAAGTCTATGTTAGAACATTTTATCAATCACATGAAGCGTTGTGACCCCGACATCATTACCGGCTGGTTCGTGGTCGGGGCAGACATCAAGACCATAGCAGAACGATGTAGAACACTAGGTATCAATCCTAGTAATATGTCTCCTATGCGCCGTTTCCGTTGGAAGTTTGGTGATTGGGAACAACCCATAACAGGGCGGAATTGTATAGACCTTATGATTGGATTTTCAAAAATATGGGAAATCAAATATGGAAAACTCGCTGGTTATCGACTTGACGATGTAGCACTAGAATGTTTGAATGATTCTAAGGTGGCCCTAGAAGATGGACACGATACATATTATAGTGATTTACCTTTGTATCTACACTATGCTAGACAAGACGTAAGGTTATTGCCTCGTCTAAATTCTCTAGTAAATGCTATTGAGTATTATTGTGCTATCCAACACATCGTACAATGCGATATACGTTCAACTCCCTTTGTTACTAAGTTATTTACTTCTCTCGCTCTTGTAGATGATGAGTTTGATAAAAGAATACCTACCAAGCCACAATTCGATTACACGCCGTATTCCGGCGCAGAAGTTATGGAGGTTGAGTCGGGTATTCATCATAATATTGGAATCCTAGATATTAGGGCCATGTACCATAGCAACGCCGAATTACACAATATTTCATGGGACACACTGGACCCCGAAGGAAAGGATTGTGGTAACGGTACTTGTTTCCGTCAAGGAGATAAAGGGTTGCTTGTTCGGCAAATGGATAAAATGACCAACTTGAGAAATCATTACAAGAAAATGTTAAAGGATGACCCCGAAAATCATGAGAAATGGGACACGTTACAAAACGCTTGTAAGCATCTAGTAGCATCAATGTATGGCGCGGCTGGTGACTCTAAGTATGGTTTGTACCATCCCGATGTAGCGGCAGCAATCACATACACATCAAGACAAACTCTAGCGAGATTGAGAGATTTGGCTAACGAAGAAGGACTTACAGTTCGTTACGGTCACACTGATAGCGTATTTTGTGAGATACCGGACCCCGAAGTAGGACTAGAGGCAGTATCAAGAATCAACGAAAAGATGTCGCCTATCATTACTGAATTTGAAAAATGGTGTAAGAGTATGGTTATCATGGCTAAGAACAGGTACGCTGGTATTACTGTATGGACTGATGGAGAATACCATGAACCTAGCCTGTACGTCAAGGGAATTGAGTTGAAGCAATCTAGGATGCCTCCTGTAATGAAAGAGGCTATGAAAGAAACTCTAAATGCTATGTTGTCGGGTCGGCCCGAAGTAGCAATTACTAAAAATCTAACGGACCTTATTGATGATATTGTATCGGGCGAATGCTCCGTAGAAGAATTGTGTATGAAAGGAAAATTAGAAAAGTCACTTAAGGAGTATAAGGTGTTGTCCGGTCCTTCTGCTGGTGCGGCGTGGGCCAACGAATATCTAGGTAAAGGTTACGGTGCTGGTTCATACTTCTTAGTGACTATTAATGATGAGGGCAAATATGTAGCCTTTGATAAGCCGGAGGACATAGAAGGTATTACGAATATCGGTTATAGAACATTGGCTAGTAAATTCGTGGTGGATAAAGTCCTCCCTTATTACAACGTAATGAAGTGGAGTACACAACCGCTTTACAACGCTTTGAACGGATTGGGTGGAGTAGAATGGGTATAAGCAACTTTATATGGTTAGACAACAAGGTGATACTATGAGCAGAAGCAGAAAGCCAAGTATTCGTGAGTTAGAAACTCAAATTATGGATATGCGTCAGTATTTGACTCAATTCGTTCAAGCGGTTTCTATGGACATACATCGCTTGAATGTAATTTTATTTTCACGCCTCAAAGAAACAGGTTCGGCAGAAGAAATAACCTGTCCGTCGTGCAAACAAGAAATACTAATACCATTAATAGAAGGGATAGAACGAGAGGAAATCTGCCCTAATTGTAATATGCCTCTAAACGAGGGGCAACCAACACTTGATGACTTTACGGGGGAAAGCGAATGAGGGAGGCTTCTGATATGCGTGACCGTCTAGTACGGTACATAGCAGGTCTAAAGCGCGGAGGTAATCTAGGAGATGTACCTCGCAGACTTCTTATCCGCACCCTAGAAGATATTCTTGGTGCGGAGGTAAACTAATGGACGCTACGCCACAACAAGTCGAACAATCTTCTTACAAGGTGGGAGAACTACCTATCTTGAGAGTAAGTAAATCTTCTTTCATGAACTACCAAAAGTGTCCTCGCCAGTATTGGTGGAGATACATGAGTGGTGTGCCTAGTCCTCCTGTTGGTGAAGCGGCGATTCGCGGTACTGCTATACACTCTGTAATGGAGGCTAGTCTCATAGATGGCCCCGATGTTATACCAGCCGTTGCCGAAAAGGAAGGAGTTGCTGGCGATACAGGTGTGGATGAAATGGCTAAATTGATTCATGGTATTGCCGCGACTTTAGGCGGCCTTGACGTTGTGGAGGTTGAAGAAAAGAGATACCTCTATGAAGATTTTGTAACCGAAAATCTAGGTACTATTCCTATCATTTGGAGTGGTATGATTGATGGTGTTCTGCGTCATCCCGACGGAGGTATTATTATTGTGGAACTCAAGACAGGGAATATGAATCCTTCTAAATTGAGTCGTACCCGTAAGGAACTTGTATTCTATCACAGAATGCTTACACAAGCGGGTTTTGAGAACATTACGCATTTCCTTTACATCGCTCCCGACTGTACTGATGAGCGTATGTTAGACGAAATTGGAAAGCGAGGAAAGGAGGTTTGGCTCGGAGAATCTTGTGGCGTAGCCGTGATGGAACGAGTACCAACAAGGACACTTAATACCTTTCCCCAATCCTTAAACAACACCATAGAGTCTCTAGTTTCCCATCAATGGCCGATGAAGTGGAATGATTATTTTTGCCCCGAATGGTGTGATTTTTCCATGTCGTGCGATGGGATTCTTAGCGGATTAGAACCGGATGTGATAGCATGAGTAAAGAAGTAACAGTATGTGCAAAAGACGACGGTAGCGGAGAATGCGAGTGGATAGATGAGATGACTCTATGGAGTGTAACTAGCGTCGAAGGTGGCGAAAGAACTCCTATTGTTGTAGCGGTTTGCGCGTGTGGACATGAGCAGGTGGTTGGTTGAGATATGCTACTTTCATTTCCCCGCGAGATTGGGCTACGGCGTAGCATTTGCCCATCCCTAGATAGGTTTTCCTCTTACGTTGATACCGTCAATGGTAAAGCCAATTGTTACACATCTTTGTTTTCATTCAAAGAACGTGACCCGCAACGCCCGTGGAAACCGGACTACAATAGTGTGGTTATTGACCGCGCTTGGTGGGATTTCGATATGGGCGAGCGTGGTGGAATTGATGATGTTAAGCGCGATGTAGCAACGCTGATTAATCGCCTAGAAGGTGATGTTCGATTGGTCGCTACTGGTAGAGGATTCCACGTTCACCAATTGTTCAAGGAGCCTGTTGTTGGAGGGTCGTGGGACCGCAAATTAAATCGCTACGAGCGTAGTAAAGCGCATGACTTAAAGACATTAGATGGCGTAGGATTTGCTAAGAAAATGACTAGGATTCCCGACACATTTAATGTGAGTAGAGGTAGATGGGCGGTCAATATAGATGCCCGTGAATTCGCTGAATCCCCTATGGATTTTATCATACCGACAAGACCTGTAAATGATTACACGCACCTAGACCCTTTCCGTGGAGATGATTTATCCCCTACCTTTTCTATTACTAGATGGGCTATCGAGAATCCCGAAAGTGAGGAGTGGGTTTCTACCGGAAGTTTCTCCGGTGAAGTGGGTACACATAGCACCGTACCGATTCCTCCCTGCCTAGATAGGGCAATACAAGTAAGCAATCCTAGTCATGAGATTCGTGTAGCCTTAGTATTGCATATGGCTGAAAACCTACGTTGGTTCGCTCCGGCATCTAGCGTACCGGCAGACAAATTGAAATCTATGGAGGATGAAATATTAGCATACATTCAAACACTAGATTGGAGAGACTTCAATCCTACTGTAAGTCGAGGCCACATCAGAACCCTTTTGACTTACGATAGGTCGCCTTCTGCTGGCTGGTACGCCGCTCGCGGTCTTTGTGACGGACATGATTGTTGGGCGCACAATCTAAGGAGGGTTGATTAATGAGATGCGAAGCGTGTTGGGGTTATATTGAATCTATTTTTGATAACTGTCCAAAAACAAAGGTTCGTTTTTGTGATGATTGTAGAAAATACATGGGTTTAATTAATAAAGGGAAATTAGTAATTGTACCCCATGATTCTCATAGATGACCGAGAGAACGAAAAAGTCATACACAAAATGCTTATGCGTGGAGGAGATGCTAACCACTCTTCTAACGGCATAGCAAAAGTAGCCCGTTTAGACTCGGCTGATTATATCATAGGAGATATAGGAATAGAAGCCAAAGAAATAAATGATTTATACCGTTCGATATTAGGTATTGGTAGAACTAGAACTATCGTAGCGCAATTGCGTGATTTAGAAGAAGCGTTTGAGAATCCTATGCTTGTAGTCTATGGAACTAAGTTAAAACCTTGGGTTCCGGGCGGCAGACCTTCGGCTCAATCCGTCGCTAAAGAAATGGGTAAGATGAGGTCAGTAATAAAATCTTTCAAGGTATCATTCTATTCTCGATTTCCTAATATTAAATTCATGCAATTCTTAACGATGGAAGAGTTCATAGATTTCATTATGACTACGCATACAAACCATCTAATTACCGACAGGCTAGGTAATGTACCCCAATCAGTAAAGGTAGCGCAGACGGCTAACCTAGAGACTCCTATCAAGGCGTTATCATCTATACAAGGGATTACACCACACCTAGCAGAACAAGTCATGGATAAATTTGTAACAATCCCTAAACTTCTGAATAGTAAAACTTCGCAGAAACAATTAATGGAGATTCCCGGAATTGGTAGAGAGAAAGCCCGAAGAATATTATCGTTGCGTGACCCAATCACGAAAACGAACTAAATTGACTTCCCAATCCTTTAGTCATAAAAGCAGACCTCTTAAATAAAGTCTGTATAGAATGAATCTTTACTGTCCTATAATTAGCAGTATCACTACCCGAACCGGGGTCGCGTGTTACAGTAACTTCGACATTATTACCGTATGTATCTGCTCCATCGAGTAAACATATGGGTAATAATTCAACCATTTGTTTATCAGTGCCTAAAGCCACTGTTACTGTATTAGTTACAGAAGCATCTGTCTCTAAACATTTTACTGTAACGGATAGAACGGCTTTTTGTGAGTTCACCCCTGTACTTAATAAATCTGAACCCGCACCACAAGATACTACCGCAGTTACATTTATTTCATTATTCATAACATCTATTGGTACTTCTGTAATACCTTGAATTCCGTTTTTGCTCGTTCCTGTATTATCGCTGCTGCCTATACCCGGAAGAGTTACACCATCTGATGTTTTTGTAGCCGCTCCTATATGCGGACCGATGTTCATGCTTTCGCCGCTACTTGGTCGCATAGAACCCGGTGTAGGGCCGGGTTTCTTTTGTCCCAACATACCGAAGGAACCTTGATTGCTAAATTGGTCGCTATCCAAATTCATTCTTCCTTTTAAGTTACCATAAGAGCCAGCAGTTAAGTTATTGAAATTAGTTTGCATGGGGGTAGTTGCACCTGCGCCTCCCGACGGCGAACCCGGACTAAGACCTCCAGTTGGTACGCCCGGAAGAGGGTTGTGTGGGTCACTAGGTAGTGGGCCTATATCGGGAGGTACGCCACCCGGATTACCCGGACCTTGTGTATCGGGAACTAACCAACCCCTACCCTCATGAGTACCACTCCTAGGGCTTATTCCCATAGAAGAGATGTATGGTAAGACACCAGTAGCGGAAAAGGATTCATCTCTTTCTAGTTGTAAAGTAACCTTTTCTGTCTTTTGGCCATTTACGGTCCAACTTACTCCTTGGGTGTATAGCACTTCTGATGCTAGGTCTAAACCTTTATCAGTGTAAGTTACATGACCTCCGGGTACAAATTTAACATCCGGTACTACATGAAGTCTAGGTGCGTACCATTCGCTTCGACCATAAGCAAAGTCTCCAAACTCACTATACTTTCTGCCGCCTAGAGGGAAAATACTATTTAGATTTCCACCAGTAATAATACCAGTACCTACTCCAGTCAATCCATGAGCATTTTCTAATATGTCGCTACTCGCAGTAGGGTCGCCACATCTATGTCTTAGGAGGGCGCGACAATATTCAGCGTTGAAAGATACCACTATTTGCGCTCCAGCAGAATTAAGTGTTGAAGAATAAGAGGAAGGTATATCCATTTGATAAAACCCACTGTTTTTTACATTTTTCGCTGAAATTCCCCTGCTAGTAGCAGTTAAAGATGCGACAGTGCTAAGTGTGTAGCCGTTAGCGGTTGCAGCGTTAGAAAATTCATAATCTACTAACAGGAGAGTAAATTCCGCATTGTCTATATCTGTTCCGCTTTGACCGGGCTTTAGCCCAACAAAAACTCTTAGTTCGTTATTTGTAGTGTCGCTGTTTTCGGGCATATCTTGGGGTATATGGGCTATTTGCATAGCATAACTTACGCTATTAGCACCATAGAAATAATATTGGTCATCCCACGCAATATCACTAGCCCCGGTAGCAGTAATAGAAGTATAGGGTGCAGACTGTCCATATCTTGAGTAAATATTAGTTGAAGTCTTTAGGTTTCCATCCATAGCATTAACCATTCCGGGGAACGGTGTAAAACCTGCCGCAACGTGCGCCCAATCATAAGAGTAGGTTCCGTCATAATGGTCAAGAACTCTATGAGTATCTGCGATGTAACCAAATCTACCACCACTTAACATTTTGTCGGTTTCTGTTGAACTTCTTATGGGTTCCGCAGTAATAGATAACCTAGACTTCCTTGACCTTTCGTATTCTTGTTTGGATAGGCTATATGCTTCGCTATGATTAATAACTTCGGGATGCTCAAGTATTTTCCATCTTGTAGTGTCCGCTAGTGAAGGGTCGGGGAAATCCGCAAATGCAGTACCTCCTTTGAAATATGTTCTAACATGAGTAATTCTATCTCCAGTAGATGTTTTCAAATCACTTATCATTAAATTACTTCTATCGAAAGCATAACCTAAGTTATAAGAAGGTCTAAATTCTATTCTACCATCTCTACCAGCCATGAAGTTAAAATTTAATGATAAACCAAGAGTTCTGCCGACACCCGAAGTTTTTTGTGCGCCTTTTACGATACCAAAAATTGTTTTTGAACGAGTATTTAATACCGAACCAAAATCGTCTTGAACCAGTGCATCCGTAGTACCATCAGTAGTCATTTTTGTAGTATTAGGCACATTTGCTATATCGTGGATAGCGGAGATACGAGTACGGGGAAGCCATGTTTTCATCAAACCGGCGTTCCACAACATTCTCATTTTATCACTTTCGTAATATGTACCTACGTTTGGAGCCTCTACGAACCCTTTTATTCTCATTTGTATTCTGCCTAGATTATGTGATGTAACGCAATTTAGAACATGGATAGAATTGTATTGTGTATTTGTCGGGTTTGTTGCTACCGTCATAGTAGGGAATAATATTCTAGGTGTAGCATATTGAGCGAATTCAGCATTTACAGCAACCTCTATTTCAGAAGGAGAATAAGTTGTTAAGTTTTGTTGTGAAGAAAGACTTGTGCCGAAAACACCTATCAATTGTTTAGGAACCTCCCAAGTATTACCAGTAGAAAAAGAAGAAAACCCTGCTATGTTAGGGTAATTAGCGATAGCCGTATGGTCATTAGCAGCAAAATGTATTTTATCCCATTGGGAAATACTAGGGCTTCCTCCGCTACTTGAACTTATTTGGGTCACAATGCTAATCTCTCCAGTAGTAGTATTTTTAACATAAGGGTACACATCAGCATTGGTAAAAAGAGAAGAAACTGTATAAGGTATCAAATTTCTAAAATCTCCTCCCGAAACAGTCAAGACATACTCTTTAGCAGAAGTATCATGAACAACAGTACCAGCACCACTAAACCCGGTCATCAAAGAATCTGTCCATTGTATGTAGTTTATTGTTTGTGTTTGATTTCCTCCGGCACTACCGGAAAAACCAACGACTCGGCCCATACCAGCATAAGGGAAATCTACGCTATCGCCCCCTATCAAAATGTGCATATCGTTTGTGGCTATCGTCGTATCTTCTGTTGAGAAATCACATATTACTCTAAATTGATTATCGTTATTATTGTAAGGGGAAGTCACATATTTGTAGTTCGATATTGCCTCTCGGTAATAAGAATCCATAAGAGTAACATCACCCAACCCATTAGTTACATAATCACCCAAATCAGTCCTTCCACCAGCATCTTGTCCCGATTTACCCGCATTTACTGTTGTATTTAGATTGAAAAACTTAGCACTATCCACTATTAAAAAAGCACCAGCCTTTTCTTCCCAATCATGATATTGAGTCAAATCGGTTTCACTACCTGTGGTTTTACAAAAATGGACACCGCCACTATTACCCGAATCAGTACCTCTATATGTGTCTGCGCCCAAAGTAATTGTAGTCGATGTTACGGCAGAAACTTCGTAAAGCCCATCATGTAACGTACTATTAAAAACATGAATGTAGTCATTCGCTACAACACCGTGTCCAGCAGTAACAGTAAGACGTACATTACCACTAGCGTTAGCGAGTGTAGCAGTAGCACCAGTTGAGTAGTCAGCAGGTTTAGACCAAACCCCTCCTGTCGATGTATCGGTAACAGCATTAACCTCCCACAAATCCACATCACTTCCCAATTTCAAATCTGTGAAAACATCGGGGTTTCCATTTTCGTCTAATTGGTCTGTATAGAATAAATCTATTTCATAATTATCTACCCCCGGCTCAATGATACCAAAAGATTGTTTTCTTTTACCTCCGTCGGCATCAGCGCGACCATCGTTCCTCATATCGGACCACAAGACCCAACAATGCTTGTAACTATCGCTAGTAGTAAGAACATTAATTGTCGCTGATGTTGAATGAGTTTTACTAATATAAGCACAACCTATTAGATAATAATTACCACCTGCGGTTGCTTTTCCTTTGTAAATAAAAGTATCTGTTGAGCCATCTGAATTAACAAATTCTGCTAACCCCGATTTTTGAGAAACCGCGCTATACAAAGCAGAACTTATTTGTACTACGGAAGCACCCGAAGAAGTAGAGGCAGCAGAAACTCCAGTAGCGTGTGCCGCTTTATCTATTATACCAAAATGATACTGAAACCACAATGATTGAGGTAAATCTCTCATCCATCGAGCGTGTATTGCCCTCTCTTTTATATCAGTAACGCTAGTCGTAATAGGCGTGACTTGTCCTCTCTCTTTACACATTATACCCACATAATCATCAGACAATGCGCCAGTTTGGTATATTCTGTTATTAGTGATACTACTATCAACACCACTAACTCCTGTGAGGTCATTTGATGATTTACCAGTATAGGTGAAATAATCGGCATATGCGGCCCCTTGGCGAATTCCCCCCCTACCGTACCCACTAATACCATACGCTATTTTCCTAACTTTGAAAGGACTAACCATTCTAGGGTCGCTTGTAGAACTATCATAAAAACCACTTATGCCTCCACCGCTTGTGTCTATTGTTACCGATGAAGGGGTCGGGTCATACGCTCCTGTTTGGTTAGCAACCGCTTGATGTCTATTACCAAAAGTACCGTATTCGGTTGGGGCAGGGGTGTTAGTAGTAACAATCCATAAATTCGCAGCAGCAGTAGTAAGAGCGGCGGTTGCTAGATACCAATTATAATTCTGTTGTGTGTCTCCGGTAGCAGCAGTAGTGGTATAAAGATTCGGCATTTTTCTTACTGATACTACCCTATGTGTTTTATTAGATATATCTCCATAATTTGCATATACGCTAGTTCCTTTTGAATTTTCTGGTACTGTGAAAATATCTCCAGTTTTTAATCCGGGGTCAGTGGTAAAATAAAAACAATACTCGGTCATTTCTGTTGCGTTACTTGTATGTACTTCACCATTACCACTCCAGTTGTATTTACCCGCATATATGAATTCTGAACTATCTGCGACATAAGGTAAATCACCCGCAGTAAATTCAAGATATTGTATTTGGTCATAAGATGCTTGGTTTTGTAACGCTCTCATATACATCGTACCTACCGCAGTAGGACTAATACCATCTTTATTATAACCACCACTACCACTAGCGGCTGATGTGTTTATTATATTGACTGTATCTGATGCGGTATAGCCCGGATTACCATTGAGATAAACTACGGTGTTTCCACTAGCCCCGTTTCTTTTACCAAACCCTAATATTCCAACACCTTCGTATTCATCTTCGATATTATTAGGCCCAAATGTATCTTCGTTATTATACATTTGTATGGGGTGCGCGGAGTATATTTGAGTTCTTTGGTCAGTCCTTACTGCATAAGAATCAGCACTTTGTATTCCTACCGTAGATTTTAATGTTTTTAAGGGAGCAGCACCAAAGTAAAAGGCACTGTTAAAGTCTTGTGCTTCTCTAGTCCAGTAAGCAGTTCCTTGTTCATTAGTATTTTGTCCCTTTTGTCCCAAATCCCAAAGAGGGACTTGTCTATCCAATAAAGATAATGGGTCACGCGCAGTAAGATTTATACTTCTAGTTTTCGCCCCTTGTTTTATGTTCATACTTTCTAAAATTCCCCACCAAAGAGGTCGGTTTAGATTACCGTTGAAAACTAACAAAGACCAATCACTTTGAGTGGTATCAGTAAAAATCTTATTAAAGAAATGAGTATAATCTTGTGTACGATAACCTACCCTTGAGGTGGAGGAATCGTAACCGGGGTCGTCGTCAATTCTTAGTCGCATACTAGAAATACTATTAACCCTAGAAACAATATTCATAGATGCGATGGGCGGCATTTGTGTACCGTCTGCCCTTTCTGTTAAAGACTGATATAATCCCACTCTATCCAACATAAGAGTGTAATGGTTATGGTTAGCGGCGTTAGTTCCTTCTTCTACGATAATCTGATAACCTTTCATTTCTGATGGTAGGAAAGCGGCTGATGTATCTGCGTTATTATTCATAGTAAAAGGCCCATCTGCGCCGCTAGTATTTTTAATTGCTGTTCCATCCCTATAAACAGTGTATCGGTTATTGGTATAGTCTATTACGAATTCTAAATCCATCCATAAAGATGCAGCGTCATAAGTTGAACCATCCCATGTAGTAATATCGTTGGTATAATTATAAGCACCACCTACTCCGTTATTTGCAGCAGTAGAAGCACCCAAATCAATAACCCACTCAATAGCCGCAGTATTTGTGTTTTCCGAATAACCTTTTTCTCCAGTTGGAGTTACAGAAGTTGGAAATCCAATCTGTATCGTAAGTTTTGGAGAGTTAGCCTCCCATGATTGCGCGTAATTACCCAACTTAAGAGATTGAATCGCAAAACGTAATCCGAAAGTATCATTGTCTTGACGACTATTCAAAAGACCATCATATGCAATCGCTGGCCTTTTTTGTGAATCAACTACTAAATATGCGTTATCACTAAAATAAGTTTGTATGCACAAGAAAGGCATACCCGAAGGCGAGCGGTGCGGCATATAATGAAGTTGGGGGGTTTCCGTTGCGCTACCACTACCTGTCGTATGATGTGAAAAATCCCAATTTCTTTCGGCCATCCAACAACCTGTTAAATGAGCGCGTTGCATATAATGAACAGAAGCGGGATTTATTGTGTCTAGTTCTCCGGCATTACTTTCACTTGTTTGTGTTCCATCATCATAATATTGAATTGTGTACGGTTGTCTTGTATTCCTACCAAAAGCAGAATCATAATCGCCAGTAGGAATTATGTAAGAGCCGGAGGTATCATGCCCATTACAGAAAGTCAAATACCCTTCACTACCCGAATTATTAAAACGGTATTTGTTTGCTATATGGCTATCGGGGTATTGTAATTGCGCCCTACCCTCCCAATGATTAGGGTCTTGTCTTGAGACATCGTATGTAAGCCATTCCGCCGGACCAGTATTTTTCAAATACCTGTTGGTGGAGGTGGCTATTAAATTTGAACCGCTTTGCGCTCTATCTGCGTAAGACCAACGATAACGTGTATTTAGAGTAGCCTCTCCGTTCAACGGATTCCCATAATGTGTACTAGCGTGGTCATAGGTAGCAGTAAGGCTTGGGTCATTATCATCATTAGGAATTGCTCTAGCCCCATTGAAGTCATCATAATAACCAGCCAAAAGAAACTGATAATCTAATGTTGTTGTCCTTACCATAATTTCACTTCACTAACCAGTTAAACCGGGAATTCTTTCATCTATTTTCGCTATCACTATATCTGCTATATCATCCGGCATAAGGCCGGTGAAATTATTAGTCATAATTACTTCTGTATGTGCTACGAAGTTCTCAACCCCCTGTTGCTGAACCTGCTTTACCAAATCACCAGTAACATTACCGGCCTTAAACCCAAAGAACAATTCTTCTCTAGCGTTACCAAAGTTTTGTATTTCGTCGCCAGCATCTTTGTACGCACTACTAAGGCCCATTACAGCACTCATTTCATCCATTTGCGCGTTCATAAGTTCTTCTGCTCGCCTCGCAGACTCCTCCATTTGTGCGTTAAAATCTTCCATTTCGTCTGCAATTTCACCGGATAACCCGCCGAATAATCCCATCGATTCCAAAAGTTTTGTAATACCAATAGACACCAAAATAAGAGCGATACCAACACCAGTAGCAACTGCTAAACCCTTAACGGCAACCATAGCACCAGTAGCGGATGCCCTTACTGCTTGTAACATAGAGGCAAAGAAGCCCGATGCTGCGCCAGCAGCCTGTTGTGATGCAGCCGCCGCCGTACTAGCCGACGCAAAAATACTCATCTCGGCCATAGTTAAACCCATAACCATAGCCATCATAACCATTTGAACCCTAGATTCATCAACGTCGATACCCAATTTCTCAACCGCTTTAGCAACTGGTCCGACAGCCATAGTAGCACCCATAGCAGCCATTTGCATCACCATAAAGGCGGAGGAAACTTTCATCAAATGTTGGAAGTTGTATTTTTCTATTTCGTCTGTTTGTTGCTTTAAGTTTATTGCTATTTTTGTTTGGGTTTGGAAATTTTTGTCGTCTAAAAAATTCCTCGCTCTTTTCATGCTAGTTATTTCAGTAAGTTCCTTTTTTTCTCGTTTCAAACCCATTATTACCTGCTCTTGCTTCTCTATGTCGCTTTGCTTTAGTTTTGGTTTTTGTGACTCTATCATATTGTCTTGTTTGTTAAACAGTAATATTTCTTTTAGATTTCTAAGTTTAAATTTTTGTTTACCTATTTCTTCGTCTATTGTAGAAAGCCTTTGTTTATCTTTTACAAACTGTTGGCCCAATATATCATTTTGATAACGTGCTTCCATACTTAATACTTTTTCGTTGTATATTTTTTCTTGTTGTAGTTGTTGGTCTAAACGTAATAAATTTACGCTTTGACTTTTAGTATTTTTTTGCTCTTGAAGCAAAAGTTTTCCTTCGCGTCTAAGATTATTTAATTGCTCCTCTTTGTTAAATCCAGCAACCGCCTCTCCGTTTAACGCCCTCATAACTACAACAGTGGTCATTAAACCTAGAGTCATTTGTTTGAAGTTAAGATTCATCTGCATGAGCGGACCTAATGTACCACTCATCATTTGTTGGAATTGTGTAATTCCTATGAGTATATCACCAATAAGAGGAGTCTCTACTAAATCTAAATATGCTTGATTAAACTCTACTTGTTTTTCAGTAGCCTTTGTTACTGCCGGTAAAAACGCATCGCCTATTTCACCACGAATATTATGCAATTTAGTTTCTGCTTGTGTTAAACGGACAGACATATCTGCGAATCTATCATTCAATATCTCAACAATAGGAGCAGTATTTCCTGTTGCTTCGGCAACAAGTGTTTGCATCCTTTCTGTGCCTTCCATCAACTTGAGCATACGAACATAGTGGTTATTACCCGCAACAGTCTGCGCTACTCTTTGTCTTTCTGCCTTTGATAAAGTTTCTGTGCTTTCTTCTAAGTCGATTAAGATTTCATTGAGCGGTCTTAAACTTCCGTCTGCCTTCTTTACTGCTACTCCCAAAGCCTCCAATTCAGAAGCCGCCCCATTAGTATCAGCACCAAGACGAGCGTAAATCATACGCAAAGCACGACCAGCCTTACCTTGTTCTTCACCAGCCTCAATCAATACAGCAGACATAGCAGCCATATGTGCTATTGACTCTCCAGTTAGATGTGCTTGTGATGCGAACTGGTTCATGACGAAAGTAATTCTTTCCATGTTAGCAGCCGAATGGTCCTCAACCGCGTTTAGTTCGTTAAGAGTAGCGATAGAGGCAGCGCGTATTTGATTACGTTGCTCATCTGCACTCATAGCATCAAATTGCGCTTCTGTGGTTCCCCGCATCATAAAACCAGTCTGCTGATGTAAGTTGATTAGTCTTTGCATGGCTTGTTCTGCTTCCATTTCACCAATCATACCAAACGCTAGGCTCATTTCAGTAGCGGCAGGTACGGCTTCTTCACCCAATAAACCCGACAACTGCGCCATCTTAGCACCGGCTCTAAGGGCTTGGTCGCCAGTGAAACCAAACTGCACACCAATATCTTTGATTTCATCTCCCAATCTAGCCTGTTCAGCGTCATCAATAAACTTATCAAATTCGATTCTAGCCGCAGCAATTTCACGGGAAAGAGGAACAGTAGCATCTACCATTTCTTGTATTTGTTCACTGGCTAACATCGCCGCTTCTTCTATGCCGGAGAAGGCATCTAAGGCTAGTGATTGGAATGTAGTAAATGCGGCCCCACCTTCCATAATCAAACGGTTGGCTTGGAAAGTACCTACCACATCGAAGAAAATCTTAGAAGCACCAGCACGATTTACGACTAGCGTAGCCGCAAAGACAATTGCGATAAACCACGACGGAATAATGCCGAAAAGTTCAATCATTACTTATCCCCACTTTCATTACTGCCCTCAATCGGGACATTCGCATCTCTCAATGCGCTAAACAGGTCTTTGTTGTTGTTTAAGAGTTGGCGTTGTTCTCTTCGTTTATTACGCCTAGCGACCATAGATTTACCATCCCTCTTAGCATCCTTACTAGCATCGCTAATACGGTCATTGATTTCTGCTGCTACTAGCATATCAATTTCAAGTTTTTTTTGCCCTCCCTCGGAGTCATATCGTTCCCAAAGGTCGGAGGGTAAAACACCCTTAAACGCCATACACAATGGGGTCGCTACTCCGAGGAATTGACCAAAGGGATAGCACCCTCCGGGTCATCACCACGAACAAAAGAAAGTAATTCCATAAGTTCTCCGGTAGTTAGGCTATCAATATCAAAATCTTCTTCTAATATACAACCCGGAACCCATGAATTTATCTGTGCTTCCATTCCACCGCCAGCCTCGTCAAGAGCGTCAGAAAACTCTATGTTTTGTTCTTCTGTCCATTCTGCGGGGTTAGCACCGAAATGCCTAAACTTACGAAATACTTTCGCTTGTATAGTTTCGATTTTTAATTTCTGCATACCGGATGCTTGTCGCACCCAAATTTTGCGCCCATCTTCTAGTTCAATTTCCTTTTTTAGTACCGGCATCTTTCTTCACTTTCTCACTCTTCTTCTTTGAAGCCTTCTTCGGCTTCTTTTCACTTACTGGTTCTGTATATCTTCTCGACATTTTTAATCACCTATTACTGGTCTTCCCACACCACATACACTGTAACATCATTACTATTCTTGTTTCTTTCGTACATGATTTGATAAATAATATCGTCGTTAGCAAATGTGCTACCTCGCATGAGAGTTTGAAGGGCTGATGCTAGACCAGCCATTGTAGTCTTCAATTCTGTAACGGTAATCTTTGACTTATCGACAATCTTAATGCCGCCGTCACCAACCGCCATTATTCTTCACTCTCCTTCTTTGAAGCCTTCTTAGCCTTCTTAGGAGTAGCCTTCTTTTTAGGAAGTCTGCGAATGAATTTTAGTGCAACGCTTTTGTTCTCAAGTTTTGATAGAACTTTTGCCGAAGCCTCATCGACTTCATGCCCAAGAGATTCTGCTAGTTCTACGAAACTCATTTAATCACCTCAATCGTATTGAGCGGAGGCTAGTTGAAGCCCGGATGCTGTAACTTTCATACCGCCGAGGTTATCATCATATAGAGCAACGAAGTTCACGGTCATTGTATTAGTATCACGACCACTTACTGATGCTTCGGGAGCCTCAAAACGTATTTTGAAGAAATCAAACCTAATGTAATCCGCTCCCGCTTCGTCTTGGAATATTAGTTTCATTACCGGGTCACTACCATCAAGGTATTCAAGACCATCAGCCGCAATCAAGTTATCGTAAGTAGGCTCATCGAGAGAACTTGTGTAAATTACCTTATTGAACTCAATAGTTCCCGTGATTTCACGGCGTTGTGCCGGAGGTGCGCGACCATAAGTGCTTGAACCAATACCGTATGCGTTATCTGTATCACGGTTTAGGTTAATATCAAAAGAAACTGATTTAACAGAAGCCGATGCTGCTGGTCCCGAACCACTACCATCATCAAATATAACTTGTCCGTTAGCGAAGTATAGTGCGTCAAGAGCAGCACCATCAAATGTAGCGGTAGCGAGAGCGGCGGTTGCTGATTCTGCTTTACCGACAAATCCAACACCCATTGTAACATATTCTCCAATCGAAGCACTGACGTTTAGTGTGTTAGTCATCATACCAGTATAGGTGTGTTCTTTTTCTTCGCGCCCAACGCGAACAGTCCAAGAAGGATAAACACCAGCCGATGCGCTAGTAAGAGATGGTTCTGTTAGAATGTGCTGGTGGATAGAACCCGATGGGTTACTGTATGCGTCTTGTGGGAAAAATGAGTATAATAGATTTCCTACGAAATCATCAACCTGCATAG